ATGTCAGCGTTAACAATAGTTCCGTCTGCAATCTTAGCTGATGTTACAGCATCATCTGCAAGTTTAGCAGTTGTTACATTTAAATCAGTTATCTTTGCAGTAGTGACAGCATTAGAAGCTAGTTTAGCAGCAGTAATACTACCATCAGCAATATTAGTTGTACCAATAACTGAATCTGGAATTGATGAATTTGTTTTAGATAAAGCACCAACATAAATTGTTAATGTCTCATTTGATAATGAACCACTATCCCAAGTTACTGTGACAGTTGTATTTGTTGAAAATGTTGAAGCACTAATTGATCCATAGATAGTTCCTGTAGAAGAACCTACAGCTTTTATTCTACGACCAACATGATAGAAACTTGTAACATCTACACTTGATACTGTGAATGAAGTTGCAGAAGCATAAGAAATTGTAAAGGTACTATCTCCATCTCCATAGATAACCCATTGAGAATCATTATACCATTCTCTAATATCAGCAGTTAAAGCTCTTAAAGCATTATTAATATTAGAAGGTAACATCCCTTCTTGAATATTTATACCGCCTACTGATGTATTACCGCCTGCTGTTGAACTATAATCTTTTATTCCTGCCATATTAATCTCCTATGAACCATGAGAAAACTTTATCATTCTCTGTATTAAATTTGTTTATATATGTATTTACAGCTTCTTCAACCTGTCTTTGAAAATATTCTTGGGTTTCAAAAGAGTATCTAACATTATCTATATCTTTTTCAATAACATCTATAGTCATTATCTATATCCTGCTCTACTTGCAACAAAATCTACACCTTGTGCATGATGCCATTCTGTACCAGAAGCTATCTTAACATTAGCTCTAACATATCTTCCAGATCTTCTAACTGGATTTATACCACTATCAGTCATTGTAGATGTTGAAGATTCTGTTTCAGTATCTGCAAGTCTTTCTCTTGTTTTAACCGTAACGGTTGCTTCTGCATCAACAATGGGTCTAATACCAGTTATGTTTGCTCTATTACCTGGAAATATTTCAAGTTCAGATGTTTCTATTTCAGCTTCTAAAGCATTACCAGAAAAGATTGCTGCTTTATAATCACTATCAATCGCACCTAAATATAATTGTCCACCAGACCAAAAGTCTGTATCTAATGCAATATTAATATCATCTAAGTTAGTTGAAATAATATCCATTAATTCAACGGTATATGCACCAACGAATTGTGAAAATATAAATGATGCACTAACTTCTGCTAATGACCATTTTTGCGTTGCATAATTATAAATTAAAATTCTATCACAAATACCAGTTGTATTATTTGTATTGTTTGCTGATGGATATAACCATAAAGCAAGTTGATTGAATGGGTCAACTGCAGCAACTATTCTATCAGTATATGCTTTATTTAAATCAGATTCAAAAAATCTATTAACTTTTTCAGCGCCAATTGCAATAACTGTATCTCCATCTATTTGGAAGAAACCGTCATCAGCATAAAAGAAAACCCTTCTATTGTCTTGGCAAACAGTATGACCATAGACTGCACCTCTGTTCGGTGAAATCACAGATAATCTAAATACGGTTGCGCCACCGACATAGTCCATACGGATAATTTGGTTTTGTCTAAATACATAACCAACTTCGCCTGATGTAATAGCTACAATTCTTCCGCCTGAACCTGGTAAGTCTTGGTAATCTGCTTGCTTAGAACCTTCTGTCCAAGTTGTAATATCATTAATACCAGACCATTGAATTCTATTAGTTGCATTTGCAATGTTACCAACAACTAAGAAATCTCTAATGACTCCAGACATTCTAAATAATGGTGGAGTTCCATCGGTTGCAATAGCAGATAAATCTGCAAAGTTAGTAGATGTTCCCATTAAATAATATTGTGGTGCATCTACACCATTGCTTGCAATAATATAATTACCGTACTGTGTGAATGTCCAAAAATCTGTATTTGTTCCTGTTAAAGAACTTTTTCTTGAAGTGAATGTTCCTGAATCTAATTGATAAAGATTAGTGTTAGTTGCAACAAAGTTATAAACAGTATTAGTATTATCTCTGAATGACCCACCACCTCTAGCATTTGCTGAAATCGTATTTGAGCTGTAAGGAACAAGACTTTTAAATGGTTTATAACCTTGCAAAGCATAATAAACATTCTTAGCAACATTTGCACCTGGATTCAAGTGTTCTGGTTGATCCGGTAACCATTCACCAAAAGGAACTTGCATAGGTTTATTCTGTTATGGTTGTAACGTATCTTCTTGTAAATGGAGAAGCGACTGTAACATCTGATCTTATTTGTAATGGTGAACCAGAATAAGAATCTTCTCTATCATTTAATTCAATTCTCTCTAGTGCTGTTTGATACATTGATGACCATTGTTGAACTTGATTAGGGTCAAATCCACCTAAGAAATTAGCAGCATGAAATAAACTACCATATAAATATACTGCAGGGTGATCTGTTAAAATATAATTAGTTGTATTGCTTGAAGTTAATGGATCAAATTTTTTATAATAATTTAATATTGCTGAATAAGTATTATCTGGTCTTGGCGCAAATCTAAATGTTGAACCTAAAATAGTATAAGAACTTGGAACACCAGTTGTTGAAGATGCTTTTACAGCATCCATTTGAGCTGGTGAAATAAAAGTCATTGGATATTTTTGACCATTACTTAAAATATAAAAATCTCTTACTTGTAAAAATCCTGTTGGTACACTTTCAGTTTCAGCATCAATTGTAATTGTTGTTTGTGCATGCATCTGACGTATTCTTAATTTAGCATTTAAATCTGCTTCCGTAAGAACAATAAAGTCATCTGATATTTCAGATGTTAAATCTGATCTATTTAACCAATTAGCAATTGCTGATTTTAATTCTGTATATGTACTTAAAGCCATTATAATCTACCTGGTGCTGTTCTGAAAAATTGAAATTCAGAACTGTTTAATTTCTTTTTTAATATTTTTTTTTGAACATCGGATGGTAAAGCAAACCAATTTGAATTACCATTATATTCTTTAGACCAAATTTCTAAAACTAAAGTTGGAATAGAAGCAACTCTTTTTAAATCTTTAGATTTTGAATAACCATTGTTCTGTGAATATAATTTTTTATTATGTTCAACAATAGGTTTGTAATCTATGTTTCTTTCAATAACAACTTTATCATTATCTTGATGATAAGTCGTTGTCATCAAACCTTCTTTTTCAACTATCTTAGTCATGCTCTGCCTTGACCAACATATTTCTTTTTAGAAACTTTTTTGTTTGGTCTTTTACTATGTCTGCCTGGTCTTTTCTTTTTTGTTTTTTTTAAAAAGACGTAACCAAATGCGCCTTTAGCTTTTTTCACTATTTAGACATTTGACTAACAGAAGCAGTTCCATTAGCAGATACTTGTATAAAAGCAATCTTCTGACCTGGATTTACTCTGATAATCTCAATTACGTTAGCTGGCAAATATGTATCACTTGTTGTTGCTGTAGGTGCGCCAGAAATTTTATAATAGCAAGCTGTTGTAGCAACTATTCTAATATGGTGTATGCCAGAACCAAAAGCAGCACTAGCTGCAGATGTTCCTGTATAAGCAACGTTTTCATTTGATACAACTGCAAAAGCTGGATCTATACTCTTACCTGACATTATTCATTCTCCTCATCTTCATCGTTTATATTATAATCATCAACGTCATCTTCACTACCTTGACAATTCTCACAAATGTTCTTTGAATGTTCGTATCTTAAATCTTCTAATAATTCAATGATACTATCAATTCTATCGTCTATACTTTCTACTTTTTTCTTTTTAGCCATTTGTTTCTCCTAGTTTAAATGGGGATATTGCTATCCCCACTATAATTATCGTCTAATGATAACAGTTATATCAATTGGTTGAGTCGTAGAAGATCCACCATCTGAAGTAATTGTTATATAATCACCTTCTTCAACATTGTTAGCAGCTGTTGGTTCAGCAGTATCAATGTCTCCAGCAGCTGATCCTGAGTAAGCAACTGTGAATGATCCACCTGTTACAGCAGTTCCATTAATAGCAGTTGTTACAGCAGAGTTAGCTGTTGTGATTGCGCCACCTAATACAGAAATAATTTTAATAATTTTACCTCTGTCAGGTACAGCAATATTAACTGAACTAGCAGCTGATACATCAGCTAATCTAGCAGTTAAAAAGTAGTCGTTTAATGTTCTCATTTTTATTTTCCTTTGTTTGCTTCGTTCCGTCTTTAGACTTCAAAGACCAAACTAAGTTAAGTTAATATAGTAGGGAATATTTCTACTCCCTACTATAATTTATTTATTATGATGTTGTTAAGTCAGCAACAATTCCTGAACCAGCTTCGTTTCTTGATTCAAGAGTGTATTCAACTAACAAGAATTGTTTCATAGCATCACCAGTTTTTGCTAAATCTTCTAAAGAGAAATCTCTTAAGAAAGCTACAGCAAATAAATCTGGAGTGATTACGAAAGCATCTCTAGCTCTTTGGAATCTGTTTGGTGTTACTTGTAAAGCACCGAAATCAGATTCGTACACATCAACCGCAGCAACTAATCTTTTGTTTTCAGCTGGGTCAAATCTTGTAGATCCACCTGTGAAACCAGATAGTTTTTGCTTGTTGAAAGAACCAACCATAACCATTGATGGATCACCACCGTTATCCCATACTGATTTGATAACTGATTTTAGTTGATCTTCTGTGAAAGCTCTTTGAGTTCCATCAGTTCTAGCATTTGTTCCAGAAGTTCCTGGAGCAGATCCGCCAGATCCAGCACTTTGGTTAGACTTTAACCAAGAACCTAATCCTGATAGTTCTCTAGCTGTTGAGTCATCCCCAGCAACTTGAGCATTATTATCGCAAAGCGATGTTTCCATATCTCTTTTTAGCTCTTTTGATGCTTTAGAGATTTGGTATGCAAGCTCAGAATTTCTTCCAGCTTTGTTAACCGCTTCTAACGTTCCGGAAATGATAACAGATTTTGTAGCAATCTGAGTAACGTTTCCTTTTCTTGTTGTGCTAGATGGAGCAGAGAAAGATACTTCATCTCCTTCAATCTGAGCATTTGATGCACTAGCAGCTGCTAATGAATCTAATTGCCATTCATGGTTAACAGCAGTCGCTTTAGTTTTAGCGATGCTTGACATGAAAGGCGTATCAGTTGGAGATATATTATAGATTATATCTGTAAGATCTTCTCTAAGTCCAACTGCATCGTACTTACTATATGTGCCTGATACTTGTGACATATTTTTTTCCTATTTTTTTTTGTTGGTTATAATGTCATAGAAGATGCTTGCGGCATCGTTGACATTGCCTGTTTTTTTGAGACGACCCAACTTTTCCTTACGCTTTTGAAAGTTTATATCACCACTGTCTTTTTTCACACCTGAAGATAAAAACTTACCTGGTTTAGATGCTTGCGCAGCTGAAATAGGTTTAACATTTTTCATATTACGATATTTCAAAGCGTCATTCACCAACATTACAATTCTATGGTCATAGATTTGACCAATCTCAGAATCATTAAATCCATAAGAATTTAAAAAATTTCTAAGATTTGCTTTTGTTGAACTAGCTTTTTGAGCATCTTTAAACTCTGGCATTTTTTCTACCAAAATCTTTTGTTGCTCTTGTATATATGAGCTTAGTTGTTTTTGTTGTTCCTGTTGTAATCTACTAGCAGCTTCCATCATCTTCTCTTTTTTAAGGCGAAGTTGACGTTCTACTTTTGTAGCTTCAACTGGATCTTCTTCATACAATTTATTCAGATCAATATTACTTGCTTCTGAATTTAATTGTTGTTGTGCAAAAGCTAAGATTTGATTTACTTCCGATAAACGTTTGGAATAGTCTTGCCTTTGTTGATCCGCTTCAGACTGGAATTGCTTTTTTTCAAAAGATAATTCTTCTGTCTTTCTACGGTAGTCAGCATCTCTGGAATAACCTTTTTTTAATTCATCTAAGGTAACCTTTAATTCTTGACCAGCTACTTTTACAGTATAGGTGGAATCAGGTTCTTTCTGAATATCATCTGTTTGTTCCTCAGATACTTCAGTTTCAGAAACTTCACTAGTCTCTTGTTCAGTTTCTGTTTGCGCTTCTGCTTGAACCTCAGGTTGATCTGTTTCAGATTCCTGACTTATTGGTTCTTCAGTTGCGACTTGTTGTTCTTGAACTGGAGCTGTTTGCTCTGGTTCTTTTTTAACTTCGGTTGCTTGAACCTCAGTTTTTTTTTCATTCACTTTTCCAGTTTGCGGATTAAGCAATCCAGAAATTGATTTTGCAGCTATCTGCACATCAGACGCAGCTCCCTTAATAGGGTTGGCTTGTAACTCTGACATTATTGTCTCCTTGTTTGGTTGAAGTTCCGCAATATGCGGTTGACTTATTCTAACTTGATGATTAGAATTTTTGACCCTCTATGGATTTTCTGAAATCTTCTAATTGCTTCTTAGCAAGTTTTCCAGTTTCCATAATCTCAATAAAGTGTTGTTCAACTTTATTAACGATTTGATAAGCTAGCCATAATTTTTCTCTAGTAGCTTCTTCGTTAACGCCTGTGTTTAACAGACTTTGAGAGTACAATTTTTTTAAATTCTCTATCGCTTCAACAAAAATTGGATTTGATAAACCAAGTCTTGCTTTCTCTGATCTACTAACTTCCGATTGGAGTTTCGCTTGATCCTGTTGTTGCATTTAATTCCTGTACTTGTTGTCCAAATTCTTGCGTAGCTTTTTGTGCTGCCATTAAATTTTTAGAAGCATTGTTTAATTTTGTTTTAGTTAAATCAACTTCAGCTTTTAATTTAGCAGCATCAATTTGTGTATTATACTTTAACTCTAATTCTTTCATTTTTGACTGAAAGTCAAGTTGCATTTGAGAGTTTTTCATTTGTAATTCTTTAAACTGTAACTCTAAATCAGCTTGTTTTCTCTTATTCTCAGAGTCTATTCTAGTAAATTCAATCTTTTCAATAGGTGTTAAAGCAGGTGGTTGTGGTGGTTGAACATATTGCATACCCACATCTGGATTAACAAAGTAGTTTTCTGTATTTTTAAGACCAGCATTTTCTACCATTTTAGATAACGTATTATAAATATTCTTTAATGTTACCATTGGGAACTCTTTTCCACCTTGTAAATTAAATGCTTGAATTTGTCTTTCAAGAATACTGTTCAAAATAACTAATTGTTGTTCTTTAGAACCAGAACCTAATCCAACTACAATATTAATATTATATTTATCTTTCCATTCAGTTGGTCTTACCGGTACAAAAACATTATTTAATTGTACTAATCTTTCTTGTTCTTGGTATTTAACAGTTAATTCAAAAATCTTTTCAAATAATTCTTTAACGCCAGTCTCAGCAAATATTCTAGCAATTAACTCCATACGCATTTGCGTTTGCGTCATTAGAGTATTAATTCCTGTTGCAGTTTTATTTAAACTATCTGCATCTAAACCTTGTGCATATCTTGTAACACCAGTTCTAGTTTCTCTAACGGTGTCTAAGTATTCAAGTAATGGAAATGCTTGTTGAGAAATAGTTTGGTTTTGCATTGGCAACATAACTTGAGAAGGTGGTTGTTTTGTTCTTACAACACCGCCTGGTCTTGCCGTTAGTAAATCATCAAGATTTACCATTCCATCCATAATCGCAATACGATTATTATTTGTTAGATACATATTGTCTAACAATTGTCTTAGAACAGTAGATTTAATTAATTGAATATCTTGTACTAATTCAGAAACTGATCTGCCATAAAATCTGTGTGGCATTGGGATTGGAGTTAATGAACAGAAAGGAATTGTATCTACTTCAACATT